TGGCTGGAGGTACAGATGGGCAAATAATTACTTATGATGCTTCTGGAAATCCAGTTGCGGTTGGTCCTGGCACCGATGGGCAAGTTCTTACTTCTACTGGTGCAGGAAGTCCTCCTGCGTTTGAAAATGCTGGCGGTGGTGGAGCATGGACTTTAATTTCAACGGGTACAGCTAGTAGTTCTGCAACTTTAGATTTTACAGGATTAAGTACCAGTTATGACGTTCATGTTTTAGTATTTAGTGATTGCCGACCTGCATCAGATGGGCAATTTTTTAGAATACGATTAGGTACAGGATCAACTACTTGGGAAACTAATGGCTATAAATATTTAGGTAATAAACGTCTAACTAGTGATGGTAATGATGATTATGTTTATAGTGATAACGATTCTAACGGACAAGCATCTTTTCCCGTTACAGGAAGTACTGGTAGTGCGACAGGAGAAAATGTAAGTGGATATTGGTATAGTCTTAATACTGCATCTACTGGTCATAAACATTTTGTTGGTCAATTTCCATCTTCTCAAAGTGGTAGTTATTTACAAGGAGGGGAATTTTTTGGTCAATTTACTAAAACAAATCCTGTTACTGGTTTCCGAGTTTTTTTCAATAGTGGGAATATTGCATCAGGTAAAGTACGATTATATGGAATCAACAATAGTTAATCATAAGGAGTAACAAATTATGGGTAGGATGAAAAATGTTGACGGAGTAGATGTACCTCTCACAGCAGAAGAAGAAACAGCACGGGATGCTGAAGAAGCTGAATGGGCAACTGGTGCTGGTGCAAGAGAGATGGCCCATATTAGACAACACCGAGATGATTTGTTAAGAGAAACAGATCACTTTGGATTAGGTGATGTTACAATGAGTGACGCAATGAAAACTTACAGGCAAGCACTAAGAGATATACCTGCAAGTAATACTGTTTATGCAGATGTAACTTGGCCAACAAAACCATAAGGAATAAAACATGGCTTCAGTAAAATGGAATTTAGATGTTAATGCAGGTCAAGATTGGATGGCCGACATTAATCTTTTAGATACAAGTGGTGCAAACAGAAATGTTACAGGACATACGTTTGCATCAAAAATAAAAAGACATTACAAATCTGTTAATGTCAAAGAATCTGTTACTGCTTCAGTACAAAATGCTGCTGGTGGTAATATTCGTTTATCTTTATCTAATACACAAACAACGAATTTAAAAGATGGAATATATCTTTATGATGTTGAAATGACTAATACATCTACTGGTGCAAAAGAAAGAGTAATAGAAGGAAAGATAACAGTTAGACCGGAGGTAACAACCTAATGCCTATACTAATAAATTCAAATAATGGTAATGCTACTTTTTCACCAACTCCTAGTAGTGGTGTTGTAGCAGGGTTTCAAGGAACAAACACAGAACATCCACCTTTAGTAGATTTATCTGATGTTAATAAGGCAGGATTAAATGATAAAGATGTTTTAGTTTATGACCAAGCATCAGGCAAATTTGTTGCTATGGATATTACAACTGTAAATGATAATGACGGCGGAGAATTTTAACTAAAAGATTACAAAAGGAATAAAACATGGCTAGCACAATACAAATAAAAAGATCATCGGGGACTTCCGCACCATCATCATTGGCAGCAGGTGAACTTGCTTGGGCCGATCATGGTAGTGGTGGCGCTGCTGGTAAACTATACATCGGTGATGGTACAGCATCCGGAGCGGTTGTTCGTACGGTCGGTGGTACTCTCAGTTCGACATTTGTAAGTGATATTTTAAATAATTCAGCAATGACAGGAAATCCTACTGCCCCGACGCAAGCAGCAAATAATAATTCAACTAGACTTGCAACTACACAATATGTTGACACTCAAGTGAATTCTCATGTTGATACTCTCGCAGAAGCAAGTGATACAAATATTGCATCTCTAGGTGCAGGTCATGTATTGATTTGGGATGGTACTGATTCTTTTGATAATAAATTTCTTTCTGGTGATGTCACCATGACTGCTGGTGGTGTTACAACAGTTACGGATGTTCAAAATAATGCAGTAGCACTTGGAACAAAAACTACAGGTGCATACGTTTCAACTATCGCAGGTACTACAAACGAAATTGAAGTTTCTGGTAGTGGTGCAGAGACAGCATCAGTAACTATTGGATTACCAGATAATGTAACGATTGCAGGAAATTTAACAGTATCAGGAACAACGACAACAGTTAATTCAACAACAGTTTCAATTGCAGACCCTGTTTTTGTTTTAGGACAAAATGCTTCTGATGATAACAAAGATCGTGGTATTGAATTTAAATATAATGATGGTGTTGCAAGAGTTGGTTTTTTTGGTATGGATGACACCGATGCAAAGTTTAAATATTTTACTGCCGCATCAAATAGTTCAGAAGTTTTTTCTGGTACATTAGGTAATGCAGCTTTTGGAAATATTGACGGAACATTAACAACTGCATCACAAACTAATATCACGGGTGTTGGAACAATTTCAACTGGTGCATGGAACGCAACTAGAATTTCAAGTACTTATGGTGGACTAGGTATTAATACTTCCAGTTCAACAGGTGTTGCTTCTGTATCTTCAGGAACATGGAGTATTCAAGCACATTTACCAGTTTCTTTAGGTGGTACCGGATCAGCAGCAGTAACTGCCAATGCTATTTTAGTTGGTGCAGGCACAAATGATATGACTATTTTAACAATAGGTAGTGCAGGACAATTTTTAAAAGTTTCCTCTGGTGGAGCACCTGCATGGGAAGATGCAGTTGATGGTGGCACATTTTAGTTTCATTTTTATTATATAAATAAAAAAGACTTAACACACTCGGGGATGGGGAAAACCCCATCCTCTTTTTTCATAGTAACAGGTAAATAGAAATGGAGTTAGAACAAACTGCTGATCTTATTGAAAAATTAGGTGTCCCTGTTGTAGGTTTATTATTAGTTGGTTGGGCGTTTTGGAAAATTGTTAAATGGTTACAAGATTCTATGACAGGAAAAATAAGTTATCAAACGGATATACTTATACAACTTATAGATAGAATTAGAGTTTTACAAACTGACATTTTAAAATTAGATACTATGATAAGAACAAGATTTGGATTAGAAGCAGATCAAGAACGTATTGCAAGAGCAGACGAACCAAGAAAACAAATAAAAAAAAGAAGTAGAGATTAATTATAATTTTATATTAAGGAGTATATGAAATGACAGAAAATGTTAAAAACAAAAAAGTAAAAAAAACAGAACCAGTTGATAGTAAAATTACTCAAGATAAAGAATTACAAAATCAATTAAATTATGCACAAAAACTGATTAACATTCTTCAAAATAAAGTAAACGAACTCAATGCAACAGCAGTTCAATTGGAAGCACAACTCATTCTTGTTAATGAAGATAAACAAAATATTTTAAAACAAGTAGAAGGATTTGGAATTACACCACAATAATAAAAGGAAAATAGTATGGCTAGTGTAACGTCAAGACAAGGATTAATAGATTATTGTTTAAGAAGGTTAGGTCAACCTGTTGTTGAAATTAATATAGACGAAGATCAACTAGAAGAAAGAGTTGATGACGCATTAGAATTTTTTCAAGAATATCATTTTGATGGTGTTGAAAAAGTTTTTCTAAAACACACTATTACTGCAACTGATATTACAAATGAATATATTTCTATTGCAAGTCCTGTCATTAGTGTAGTTAGAATATTACCTATTCCGAGTTTTGATTCATTCCAAGGTGGTTTCTTTAATGAAGAATATCAAGCACGATTAAATGATTTAAATTCTTTTCAAGGATCTTCTCTAATTCAATGGGCCATGACACAAACTAATTTTTCATTAGTGTCAAATCTTTTTAATATTGCACCGACAGTACTTTTCAATAGAAAACAAAATAGACTTTACTTAGAAACTGATTGGGATGATAAATTTAATGCTGATGATATTTTAATTGTTGAAGCATATAGAATATTAGATCCTGCAACATACACCGAAGTATGGAATGATATGTTTCTTAAAAAATATACTACAGCATTAATTAAAAGACAATGGGGAGAAAATTTAAAAAAGTTTACTGGTGTAGTCTTGCCAGGTGGCATAACACTTGATGGAAAAACTATATATGATGAAGCCGTGGAAGAAATAAGACAGATAGAAGAAGAAATGAGTCTTAAATACGAACTACCTGTAGACTTTAACGTAGGTTAATATGGCAACGAATAATTATTTTAAAAATTTTAATTCCACACCACAACAAGATTTACTTAATAGTTTGACGAAAGAAGTAATTCAAATGAGTGGCATGGATTGTTTATATTTACCAAGAGTCGATGTTAATAAAGATGATATTTTGGATGAAGATTCATTGTCAAAATTTACATCGGCTAAAGAGGTAGAGATGTACATCAATACACCAGAAGGATTTGGTGGTGCTGGTGATATTGTTTCTAAGTTTGGTTTAGACATTCAAGACGAAGTAATATTAGTTGTGAACAAAGAAAGATTTTTTGATTGTACTGGTATATCACTTCCAAAAGAAGGTGACTTAGTTTATCTGCCTTTAAACAAAGGTGTATTTGAAATTAAATTTGTTGAACATGAAAAACCATTTTATACGTTAGGAAAAAATACTGTATATGAATTGACTTGTGAATCTTTTCAATATAGTAATAATGTTTTTGATATACCTGCATCTGAATCAGGTTCAATCTTTGATAAAATTGAAAGAGAAAATGCAACCAGTATTTTATTAACAATGGGTGCTAATACAGGTTATACTGTTAGTGAGGTTGTTTATCAAGGTTCTAGTCTTGCTAATGCAACTGCTACTGCCAAAGTAGCAACACAAGTAGGCACTTCAATTAGTTTGTATCGTGTGTCTGGTACTATTGCTGCGGGAACAAACTTAAAAGGTGTTACCAGTACAACATCTGTTAATGTGGTTAAAGTTGATAATCAAGAAAGTACTACAACT